CGGTGGTATATGGAGTGTATGATAGGATGGGGTATATGGTGTAGGAATTACTCACCGAGAAAAGGCTTGACGGGAGCGTCAATGCCAATTCTTGAATAGGATAACCCGTCCCTATTGCCGTCCCCATCGTAAGGACGCGGTAGGTGGATGAGGTCCCCGTGCGGATGATAACCCCGAAATAGTATTCCGACATAAGATGGTCATCCTCTGGGTCGAAATCAGACCAAAGGAGACTCCCCGTAGGCACTTGGCTTGAAGGGTTTAGGTAGAGGCGGACGATAAGGTCTTGCCCTTGCGTAACCTCCCCGGAAGGACAAGAGAAACTTGACACCGGACCTTCTGCATTATGGTTATATCCATTGAAGTCAAGGAGACGGAACCATTCGTCATAGGTTGTTTTACCCCTTGGTGGTTGATAGGTATAGTCATTCGTATAACCAGACACCAAAGCCGCCGGGTTGGTGTACTTCGTCATCGTAATCCCGTGGTTGAGTTCAACCCGTTCCGCATCCGTAAGGATTCCGCGTTTGGACGAGCGGAGCGGCTTGTACTTCGCCCATTTGTTAATCTTGTTCACCCGGCGGAGGGCATTGTTATGCCATTCTTGGTCGGAACACAAGAGGCCCACATCGCCCGTGCCGCGACCGATGGCGCGTTGCACATCGTACACGCTCACGCCGTAGGTTACTCCGCCAGAAGTAGTAATTGATATGATTCCGTCTGCGTATGACATAGCCTAACTGTTTGATTGAACGCCTCCTGCGGAAACAAATCCGTCACAATAGAGGCCGATTGTAGTTCCGTTATCGGTTCCGCTTATGTGTAGCGCTTTGTTGACAGAATCGTAGGAGATTGTAATAGGGCCAATGGTAATAGTGGATGCTTGCGCCATCGAAAGATTCCCGGTGAGGTTTGCATTGGAACCGTAGATATTCGACCAACGCGAAGAAGATGAGCCGAGGTCGTTAGTCCCTCCGGGAATGATGTTTGCGGCGGTAGTAGTAGCCGAAAAGGTCTTTGTCCCAGAGATAGTTTGCGTACCGTCGGTAGTGACGCAGTTCTTCACGGCGATGTTGTCCGTAGTACCGGCTGCGGTCGTGAGTTTCATCGTACCGCTATTCGTTCCCGTGGCGAGGGTAACGGATTGATGCGAGGTGAGGTATGTGGTCGTATCGACAGAGCCATCGGCCTTGAGGAATCCGGAGGAAGTACCGCCGTTGACGGCGACAGATGCGAAGGTGGCCGCGCCCGCAGATGTGATGCTCCAGAGAGCGTTCGCAGATGATGTGGAAGTGCCACCCATGAGCATCGCGCCGCCTATGTAGGTATCCTCACGGAGCCAGACATACCCTTGGTTGTTAGTGTTGCCTATATAGAGAATCGCACCGCTCCTCGTTATCGAGGATAGAGATGCCGCACCCCCGGTAGTGATGCTCCAACCAGACGCTCCGAGCGTTCCCGTGATTGCCGTGCTACCAGAAAGCGGAATGTAATTTCCACTTACTTGAATCGTTTCGTTAACCCATTCCCCGCTCCTGTAAACGAGTGCTTGACCGTTGGAAGGGGACGGTGCGTTAACATCGTTTAGGTCGTTCAGATAAGACGCACCGCCACCGCCTCCACCGCCCGTTCCAACGCCCCCAGCGGCCATCCACCCGGATACCCAGAGGTTCTGGTATTGCTCCTTCAAGGTCACATTCCCATTTTCATCAAGAGTGAAATAGGTGTCGCCTTTCGTTGCGGTCGCGGTGTTCGTTGTCGTGCTTGACAACTTCGTGACGGGAGTAGATGAGATGCTGTCCGCACCCTTTGCCTCGGAGAAGGACTTCCTCTTGCGGTCGAGGAGTGTCACCTTGTAAGTAGGGATAGCGGCCTCGCCCTCGGAGATGACGACCGTATCGACGAGTGCGGATGTGATATAGCCGCTACTGGAAAGGAGAATCCTTTGCTCTTGGCTCGTCAAGACATAACCGCCTCCGTGTTGGAGAAGGTGGATTGCGTTGTCAGAAGAACCGTCAACGATTTGACCGTCCATGAGTGTCATCGACTCGCCGGGGAGGATTTCACGGTCGTTCTCGACCATGAACTTCGCGTCAATCTCCGGGTTGTATTGCCAACGCTCCACGGAGGCATCATCAAGGAGTTCTTGGGCGGCGTTGAGGAGTTTCATCTCGGCCGCAAGCACATACTCGTCCGGCATGGCGATGTCGAGAAGCACGAACTCGTCACCGCCGTAGTTCGTCTCAACGCCACGGACGGGGTAGTCGGTGTTCGGGAACCATTGGGAGAGCGAGTCGTCTTGGGAGCGGATTACCTCAAGAGACCACGAATCCGTGGCTTGGACATAGGTGCAAGTCTTGATGGCGAACGAGCGTCCGGCGCATTTGCCGGAGCGGAAGGCAATCGTCTTGTTGTCTCCGAGGGCGGCTTGCGCGTTGATGTCGAAACCGATTTGACGGATTCCAATCTTGAAGGTGGTCGCCCGTTTCCTCGTCACCTCGGAAGTAAAGTCGCCTGTTATGTTGGTGGTGAAAGTCCTCGCGGAGTCGCCGGAAGTCGTGTAAACGACGAGGGCTATTTTCACCGTGACCGTCTGCCCGGATGTGCCCGTGAACGGGAGCGAAGGTATGTTGTACGAACCGATGAGCCAATTGCCGAGGGCATCTTGTTCCAACTCATAAGTCGTTGGCGTACCCATATCCGCCGATGTGATGATGAGGAGGTTCATCGCCCGTGCGAAGTCGCAAACGACCGTGCCGCCTAAATCGGCATTCACGGAAAGCACCATGCTACCCGACTCGCCGATGGTGTATGTACGGGTGAGGAAGTCGAATTGCTTCATGCTTTCCCCGGCGGGCATCGTCATCGTACCGACCTGCGACACTACGGTCGAATCGTTCGACACGGAACTCTTTCCGTTCTCACCGGCGAGACCGGAGTCAAAGACCGTCCCCACGGAAAGCACCTTGTCAACACGGGCGCTACCGCTTGTATATACGCTCGTGCTTGGATAATACGGGTCGCTTGAACTCGACTTCGTTGCGCGGACCGCCGCAATTGTCATCTCGCGGATGGTCGGGTAGATTTCCGGGAGGTCTCCCGTCCCGTCGAAGTAGTAGGTCTTGGGACGGAGACCGAGGCGCGTCATCGTCGCGGAGTCAGCGTCGAGATACGCCTTCGCCGCATCTGGGAGGTCAACACCGCCCACCGTGGTCGTTCCCCACTCGGAGACGGGAATCATCAGGTTCTGGATGTCAACCGAATCCGCGTCCTTGATGTTCTGGTCGTTGTACCACCTCGGCAACATGTTCCGGGACGAGCCGTAGGCGAAGATGCGCGTGGCGAGTTCGTCCGCATTGGCGACCGTCCGGGTGATGGACTTGAGGCCGTTGCCCTTTCCGTAGGCATAAGTGCCTTGGTTGGGGTTGAGACCGCCACCGCCGATGATGATAGTGTTGGCGGGGTAGTCCTCGTTCTCCGGAACTTCGTAGCGATAGACCCATCCGACATCAGGCCAAATCTCGAACACCTTGTCAAGCGCTTCGAGAAGGTTCACGCCGGAGACGGAGAACTCGCGGGCCTCATTCATGAGAGCAACGAGGTCGGCGGATGCTCCATCATTTTCCGTAGCCGTCCTAACAACCCACCTCTCGTTTGGGTACATGTCCTCAAGACACGCTTGGAAACGCCTTGCAAGACCATCTACACCCTCGAAGGTGGTAATGGACGGTTGCGTGGAAAAATGCACCCGATTGTCGCCTTTCACAAGGTCGCGGAATGGACATAACTCAAGTTCCTTGGAGGCATCGTAGAGTTGTACGGATTGGTACACGAACGCACCGCCGTAGGTGTAGTTCCGCGCTTGTTTCTTGACTTGCGGAACGGAGTATATTTTGAACCGGCGAGGGACTTCGACATCGTTCACCTCGTCGTGGACGCGGGTGTAATCCACATAGCATCCGGGCGCAAAGTCGATATATTCCGGGGAGTTGATTTCCCGGAACTCCAGCATCCCCGGCTTGCGGTAAGACCCCGTATAGGTCGGAGTCCCCTCGTAAAGCGGAGTGCCGGAAGCGGAATATATCGTGAACTTTGACATGGCGCTATGCGGTCGCTGTTATCGTGTGGTTCGTCGAGTTGTAGGATACCTCGGTGGCCGGGTCGTTCACCTTCATCGTTACGGAGAACAACATCCACGCATATTCGTCGGTCACATCCCTATCCTCGATGCTCTGCTTGACATAGCGGACACTTTGGTATCCCCTCTCCTGCCACGAATCCCAAATCTTGAACTCCCCTTGAAGCAACTTCCCCATGAACGAGTCAATTTGGGAGTTCAACTTCTCAATCGGTGACGAGCCGACAGTTGCGAGGGTCTTGACGAAGAACTTGACCGTGTACTCAAACCCCTTCAAGTACATCGTCGCGCCAATATACTCCTCGTCGCCGTGTTCGTCGAACCAAGTGTTCTTGTACGGCTCTTTTACCTCGAAATTGCACGGGAACGGTTGCGTCTGGGCGACCAACCCGTAGTCGGTCGTGTCCCACGCGGTAACGTCACCGTTCGCTTGGATATAGAACGGCTTGTAGTCTCGTATGGCTGGAATGTAAGGCATTGCGTTGCAATTATAGCAACGCAATGGTGATTGTTTGGAAAATTTATTCCGCTAAATTCCGCCTATGCGTACTCCACGCGGACTACCATGCCGCTTGTCCCGGGCGAACCTATGACCGATTGCAACTCGGAAAGGATGGCTCGCGTGGATTGTGCCGTATCGAAGGTGTTCCCGGCGATTTGGTTCAAGTAGTCGTTTAAGGTGGGGATTGAGGTTGAGAGCGCACTCCATCCTTTTTCTTGTAGTCCGCGCGTCACGGACACATCGGCCCGTATAGCATTGAGGTAGGATGCCAATAGACCCGCTTGGTCCTCGGTTATTGACTTGAATCCGTTCCCGACCGAATTAGAATCACCCCCTTCCGATGCCATCAACCTATACGGTTCCAAGACTTGAAGGGCCTCGTTGACCTCCGGGAGCATATCAACTGCGGCTTGCATTGCGCCCTCGACAATGCTCATGGCTTTACCAGCGTCACCGTCTTTCAACGCTTGAATAAACGCTTGTTGTCTATCGTCATCAAACGCGGCTTTCATCAGCATATCTTGAACGATGAGTTTCGCATACGACTTTGCCACATCGCCAAGGATGTCGGCATAATCGAGTGCTGCTTCACCGGCTTCCCACCAAGAATCAACCATCTTGTCGGCGACATCGGAGAGCGTGTTGTCGAGGAGCGATTTCGCGGTGTCCTCGATGGTTTTCATTGCCTCGGAATAGTTGGTGGATGCTTCTATTGCCTCGTCAAGCCACTCCTTTTCGGCGTCCGTCAAGTCCCAACCGGCATCTTTAATCCAATTGAGGAGTTCGACATTGAACGAGCCGTAGTCGTTGAGAATCTTCTTTCCGGTCTCTGCCGAAATCCTTTCAAGTCCCCAATGCTCTGCGAGTTTGAAAAGAGTCTCGGCTTTCCGCGTGAACTCAACTCCGTTATATGTACCTTGTGCAGTCAAGACGCTACCGCGCCTTTCCCCGTTGCTCAATCCGCCGATGTTAGCGAGGATGCTCTCATATTGCTTTAATTTACTAATTGCGCCGTTCATGGACGAAAGCGCACTATCTCCGAAGATGCTCTCGCCAGCCTTCTTGATGCTTTCCGAGAATTGCTTGATTGCCGAATCGGTAGCGACTTCACGTAAAGTATCGCGAAGCGCGGCGGCTTCCTTCTCCGACTCGGTAATCCCGTCGAGAACTTGCGTAATGAGGTCGGAGCCGCCTCCGATGACAGCGCCCCACCAACCTCCGAACGCCTTGTAGCCTTCCTCTGCCGCCTTGAGGTTTTGTGCGATTCTACCTACCGCGTCTGCGGCGATACTCAAGTTCGTGTTACCCGTGGCATCGGCGTATGCTTTCAACGATTCCGCTACGGAAAGGAATCGTTCCGCGATGTACTTCGCTTGCTTCGCAATCTTCTTCCACCTTTCCGGGTCAATAGTCTTGTCAATCTTCGCTTGCTTGAGATTTGCTATCTCATCTTCAAGAGCCTTGAGGAGCGCCGGGTAGTCTTTAAGCAACACCTTAACCTCATCCGGCAATTCAATAGTCTCAATCGCGGCCTTTAAGTCGTTGAGTTGAGCAAGCGTCTTGTCGTTGAAATTCGTTAGGTCGAAACCGCCCTTCTCCAATTGCTCCTTGATGATGTCATCCGCCATATTGGTGATGGAATTACGGAGCGTGACAAGCGCGTTTGCATTGGATTTCGCCCATTGTTCATTTATATTGGAATATCCAAGCAAACGTTCTTCGTTATTGGTTGTACCATACAAGAGCGAGCCGAGCATCGACTTGCTTTTCTTATCGGCATCGGCGAGCGCCTTGCGATAAGTTGCTATTGCCTTGCTGACATTAAAGGTAACGCCGGTTCCGGAAAGTTCTTGGTTCTTACCAGCCCAATCCTCCAACGCATCAAGATACTTGTCAAGCGCCTTTTGCGCATCCTCCGCCGCTTTCTTTTCATTTTGGAGTTGCTTTAACACTCTCGAGAACTCATCAAGCCCCCAACTCCGTAGAATTTCCCTTGCCGCATCTTCACCCTCATCGCCCAATTTCTTGAGAGCGTCAGTAATATCGAGGATGCCTTGTTCAAGACTTTCTTTCGAGTAATCTCCGCCGTCCAAGATTTCGGACATCTTCTTGGCCGCGCCTTCTTCTCCAAGAAGCGGTACAAGTTTCATGTAATCATCATAGAGTTTGCGAATGTAATTCGCTTCCGCCTTGAAGTCGTTGATTAACTCTTGGTTTATTTCCTTTTTGGTCTTTCCCTTACCCCGTTCTTGAGCGCCAGCCGCTCCACCGTTGGCGATATACGCCTCCATCTGTTGTTTCATCTTGTCGATGAGTTCGCTACCACCGACCTTGCTCATAGCGGAACGGGCGGCTTTCTCTCCTTCTGCGTCGAAGATGGCTTTCCATTGCTCAAGGTATGCGTGTGCGGAAATCTCGGCGTTTTCTTTTGCGTTGCTTTCCATGTAGTCGTGCATCGCACCTTCCGCACTTTTCATCGCGTCTATCTGCGTACTTGCAACGCGGTCTTTTTTCGTAATGGCATTCCGAATCCACCTGGTCAACGGGATTGTGCCCGTGTTTTTATATAGCCATGTGTCCTCAACATTATTCGGCTCCTCGCCATCTTTGAGACCAAACTTTCTTCTGAACTCACGCATCTTTTCATCCATAGCCTCCTGGATAACCTTTGCGGCGACTTCTGGAGAAGAACCACCTTCAATCAGTTGGTCGTATCTTTGTTTGAAGAATTGAACCAGAGTGTCGCTACCGAATACATCCTTCGTGCCTTGTGCAACACGGTTGGCCCGGCTTGATAAAAGAGACATGGCGTTTATGACATCCCTGAACCATAGCACGAGGTCCTTCACTGGACCGGCGGTATCGCGGAATGTCTGGATAAGGCCCTCCCACGCGGATTTCAAAAGGAGGGTGCTACCATGCAAAGTATCGAGCCTTTCTTGTTGGATGTCCTTCAACAATCCATCCGTATCCCGGACCTCGTTGTTGAGTTTCTTGATAGTATCTACTCCGTTTGCGAGAATAAGCAGCGCGGAACTTGCGCGTGTCGAAACGAGTTTTGTAGCCTCTCCCGCTTGTAAGCCACGGTCGCGCATCGCTTGTAGGCCGTTCACAAAGTCGTCAAACGACTTTACATTTCCGCCCATTGCGGTTTGGAGTTTACCGTTCGTCTTGGACAACTCGAGAAGGACTTGCCGGAGTCCAGTACCGGCACGGGACGATTCAAGACCAGCGTTAGTAAGGACACCAAGGAGTGACGCGGTTTGAGCGATGTCGAATCCGATAGAGTGCGCGATTGCGCCGACATACGGGAGGGACACCTTCAATTTCTCGAAGTCGAGCGCGGTTTTGTTCGTGGATGCGGCAAGGATTTCCAAAGCCTTTTGCATCTCGGTAGAGTGCATCCCGAACATGCGGAGCGACGCACCGGCAAGGTTCGCGGCATCAGGGAGTTTCGCGCCTACGGCGGTCGCGAATTGCAGCACGCTCGCTTGCATGTTACGGATTTGCGGGATGTCATAACCGAGTTTCGCCAACGCGGTTTGCAACTCCGTGACTTGCGAGGCTGTCCACTCCGTAGTGCGGCCAAGCATGAGCGCATCATTGGTTAGCGTCTCTATCTCTTTCCGCGAAACTTGCATGATTGTAGCAAGGTTTGCGTTCGCTTGTTGGAAATTGGAAATGTTCTTGATGGCGGCACCGAAAGTGCTTGTAACCAACCGAATCGCACCAATGACGCTCCAAAGCGTTGACGAGAATCGAATCCATGTGCGTGTGAGGTTCTTTCCCGTAACGCCCATCCCTTGTCCCGCCTTTTGGCTCTTGGAGATAATTTGGTCGAGCCTCTTGTTGGTCTCCGCGAGCGTCGCGTTAAGCCTATCCGCGTCCCCAACAAGGAAGTTTCCCTTCGGCATCGTCCGAATCTTGTTGGAGATTTCCGTAAGGTATTGCGACATTTGTTGCGCGTTCTTCACACCTGCGCTGGAAACGATTTGTCGAGTCTTGATTTGAATAACCTTCGACAAGGAAGTGTTCAACCGTCCCGCCAACGCAATATCCTCATTTATCCTTGTTTTGAAATCCGTATCGTTGAGAATGACCTTGAAATTCAATTGGTCGATTGGTGTTGCCATATTCTTTTAACTCCTATTGAACAATTCGTCCATTGTGTATTCAACCTTTTCACCCTCGGCCTCCAACCGCTCCTTTTTCTTCCGAATAGCCTCCATCTGTTTCTTAACGGCCGGGTCGTCGGGGTTATAAGTGTAGTTACTATTAACCTTCCCTCTCTTATTTTTCCTATCGTGCAAATAAAGCGTGTGGGGGAGGTCGCTTTGCATCAATTCTATTTGGGCGCAAGTCAAGACGCACCGGTATCCGAAGTTACGCTCCCATCGTCCGAGCCTCCAACGGGGCCTTCCGTACTCGGGGAAGTCTTTGACGAAAGCCGATTCGCTTCCAAGAGAAGTTCGGCTCGGTATTGCTCGGCTTCCTTCCTCGTCATCTTGCGAATGTCCGTCCTCATATCCAGCGAGTACGCCATAGTCTCGTAGTGTGCCATAAGCGGAAGTTTTTTTTTACCAGCGACGACGACATCCACGATTTGCGTCTCGTTGTACTTATGGGCCAACCAGCGCCAATAAATGCCGTAGAAAAGCCTTATCTTGATGTCGTTGTTAAGAATCATCAAGGCTGCTTCCTTGAACGCGAAATACGGCTCTTTACATAGGTCTTTCAACACATCCTCGCCCTCTTTGATTTCCGCCGATGCGAGTTCGCGCTCAATCCAAACTTGTGTTATCCGCTCCATCGTGTACGGCTTCATCCAACGCAAGCGGACTTTCCTCTTTGTGCCTTTAATCGGTACTATCGACACCGAATCGTTCACGATGTCCATGTACTCTTTCCTTTGTTCAAGGGTGGGCTGTTTCATGGGAATAATGATTAAAAAGGGGCAGGGCTTTTATCACCCCGCCCCATTGGTTTAGGTTTAGTTCCCGTCTTACACGGAAGCAACGGCCTTGAGGACGGCGAAGTCGCCCACATAGTCGCTGTTCTTCTGTTTCGGGTTCGGGAGGATGTAACCGATGAACGACAGGTACGCCGGGTTGTTGTTATCGTCCTTCTTCGGCTTGGACACAATCATCTTCACATGAGGGCAGAGGATGGCGGTGTTCTTGGACTCGGACTCGATGAGGACGGAGACCTCAACCTCGTTCGGGGTAGCAAGGTAGCCCTTGCCCGTGTAGGAGGTGCCTTCCGCGCCCTTCACGGCGGTCGGGGAAGAAGCGGTTCCGGCGGCGATGGATGCCTTCGCGGTGTAGAAGTAGTCGAGAACGGCGGTGGCGATGGAAGGGATGTTACCCGTCATCTGCCAGTTGCCGCCCTTTTCGAGTTGGGTATTGATAACCTCTTGGTGCTGGTCGATACGAATATCGTTGGAGGTCGGGTCGTCAGCGGTGAGGTTGAAAGTACCCTCAAGGGTGAAAATCTGGTCCGCGCTGGAGAAGTCCGTGGCGGACGGGTCGGTGATGTCAACGCCACCGGACGGATATGCCTTCAAGGAGAGGGCG